CGGATCCTGTTCGGCGGCGGAAGCAAGACCTTTAAGACCTGGCTCCAGTGCGATCTGGCCGTATCGCTGGCCGCCGGCGCGCCCTGGCTCGGATTCGAGACTCACCGGGCTCGGGTCCTGTACGTAAACCTCGAACTCCGAGAATATTATATCCAGCGCAGACTCGCGGATATTCGCGAGGTGCGCGATATTTCACTAGCCCAATCGACCTTTTTTGTCTGGAATCTGCGCGGATTTGCTTTTACCAGAGAGCAATTGGTCAGCGAGCTCTTGCGGCGCTGTAACGATCTGGGAATCGATATCGTTTTTATCGATCCGTTCTATCGGCTTCTGTCCCAGCTCGAGGACGAGAACAACCAGACCCACATGGGCGCGGTCCTGCGCAGCTTTGACGAGGTCAATAAGCGCGATATCACTAGCGCTTTTGGGATCCATTTCTCGAAAGGTAACCAGGCATCGAAGGAACCCGAGGATCGGATCAGCGGCGCTGGCACGATTGTTCGGGATGCCGACGACGTTATTACACTGACCAAGCACGAGGAAAACCTCGCCTTTACGCTCGATTTCATTATCCGGGACCATCCGCCGATCGATTCCTTCGTGGTGCGCTGGGAAGCGCCGATCATGGTGCGGACCGACCTGGATCCGGCAAAAATCAAGACGATCCGTGGTCGTCACCAAGTTTTCGATCCGGATGACTTGTTCAATCTAATCCAGGAAAATGACGACCAGCTTTTGACGGCGGAATTGCAGGCTAAGGCCAACGAAGAACTTGGATGGACCGGGCGAACATTTTTCCGAAAACTTTCTGCGTTAACCAAACAAAAACGGGTTTTCAAATCAAAAACGACCGACCGCTGGAACGTCAAAGTGTCAAAATAATCCGGTGCCATGCCACAGGCAGCAACTTACTGCCAGTGCCATATCCAAAGGGATATATGGCACTTGTCAGTTAGCTGCCATTTATGTCGAAAGTGCCAAAATAATTAAAGCATTTTGGCAGTAACCCAATAGCTAATAGCGTGCCAAGATCGTACTCAGTGCCAGCGTTCTACGTAGAACAATATGAAAAAACAAACCGTTGAGATTCTCCCCATCGATTCGGTCACCCCGTATCCGCGCAACGCCCGGGTTCATTCCGAAGCGAACGTCGCCAAGATTGTCGCCTCCATAAAAGAGTTCGGCTGGACTGTGCCCATTCTGATCGACGAGGAGGGCGCTGTATTGGCCGGCCACGGCCGCCTGCTGGCCGCCAGGGCGATAAACATGCCTCAGGTGCCATGTTTATGCGTCCCAGGGCTCTCGAACGCCCAGAAACGTGCCTATCGCCTCGCCGATAACAGACTCACTCTGGATAGCGACTGGGACTTCGAAACTTTAAAGCTCGAGCTGGCTGAGTTGGATTTCGATCTCTCATTGACCGGCTTCGACCAGGACGAGCTCGACGATATTCTCGGGCTAAACGGGCCACGCGAGGGTGAGGACGATACGCCGGCGCTTGAGAAGGTCGCGGTATCTAAGCTCGGCGAAATCTGGGCGCTTGGAGCCCACCGGTTGATCTGCGCTGACGCCTGCAACGCTGCCGAAGTCGCGCGCCTGCTTTCCGGGGTTAACGCCGAGCGCCATGGTTACCGACCCGCCTTACGGCGTCGACTACGATCCAAAGTGGCGCGAGGACACTCAATTTGGCGTCAAGCGTGATAAATATATGTCTCCTGGACCAGATGGAGATCATAAATCGGATTGGTCCGATGTGTTTTCTATCGTGATGCCACCGGTTGCTTACGTTTGGCATGCTCCTGGCGCCCTCTCGATAAAAGTTATGTCAGGTATCGAGCGAATAGGCTACCAGATTCGTGCCACGTTAATTTGGGTCAAGGAACATGCAGCCCTTTCCCGAGGTCATTACAGTTACCAGCACGAGCCGTGTTGCTATGCTGTACTGAAAGGCAAAACGGCCAACTGGCATGGTGAAGCCTACGAATCCACCGTGATCAAAGCGAAAATGGTCAAAACCAATTCCGGTGAGGATTTCGTTTCTGATCACGGCTGCCAGAAGCCGGTCGAGCTGATGCGCCGCCCAATCGTTAACCACACCAGCGCTGGCCAGGCGGTCTACGATCCGTTCATGGGCAGCGGTACCACGATCATTGCCGCGGAAACAACCGGACGCGTTTGTTACGGCGTTGAGATCAACCCGCTTTACATCGATATGGCTATCCGTCGTTGGCAGACTTTTACCGGCAAACAGGCCACCCGGCTCGCGGACGGGTGCACGTTTGCCGAGCTCGAAGCTAAATAATTTCTTTACGGTTGGCACTCAGTGCCATAGTGTCGCAGTTTCGTGGCCAGGCCTCGCAAGTCAATCGACCCGGAGATCGTTCTCAGGTTAGCTTGCATTGGGTGCACCCCTGAAGAGATCGCAGCAGAGCTTGATGCGGGCATCAGCACCATTAAACGCCGTTTTGAACCAGTCATTAAAAAGGGTCATGAAAAGTCCCGCCGAATGGTGCGTTCGCTACTTTTCAAACAAGCCGCTCAAGGCAACACTGCAGTCATCATTTTCTTGTCTAAGGTCTGGCTCGGAATGAAAGAACAGGCCGATACCGTGATCAACGTTTCAGCGACTGCAACCGGTGGCTCGATTCAATTCAGCGCCGAAGACCGCAAACGACTCGAGGATCTAGCCACCGATATTCGATCCCGTATTTTCAAGCGTTCAACCCCGACCCACGAGCTCGCCCCCAGTGGAAACGGCGACGTCACTCAGAATTGATTCGCTCTACCAATATCCAAAAGGTGTTATACCCCCCTGGATGTTCGCTAACGTTGTTCTGGGCGTTACGAGCATTTACCCTTGGCAAGGCGAAGCGATGGAAGCCGTCGCCCAAGGGATCCCGACCGCGCTCTTAGCCGCTAACGCCAGTGGCAAAACTAAGCGGGTTATTGCGCCGCTCCTGCTCTGGCTGCTATTCTCTTTTCCCAAAGCCGTGGGCAAAATGACTAGCGGTTCCTGGCAACAGATCCAGGAACAACTCTTGCCGACTTTTGCCGAGTTTAAGCCGCGGCTGGCCGGATTAGGCTGGACTTGGCTTGATGGCTGGATCGAGTCACCGCAAGGCGGGTTTATCAGCGTGTTCTCGACGGACCAACCTGGGCGCGCAGAAGGTTTTCACGGCACGCCGGAGGCGCCGCTTATGTACATCATCGACGAGGCCAAATCGGTGAGTGACCAGATCTTTGCGGCGAGCGATCGGTGTACGGCGCAGTACCGGTTATTTGCTTCGTCGACCGGTAGCCCGGCCGGGCGTTTATACGATTGTTTTAACCGGCTCAAAGAATTCTATTACGGGATCCGCATAACCAGCTTCGAGTGCCCGCACATCCCGGAGGAAACCAGGGAACGGGACCGGAAAATGTGGGGTGAATCCGATCCGTGGTATAGATCAAGACACCTGTCGGAGTTTAGCGATGACGAGACGTTCCCGAAAATAGTTAAACCGCAATGGATCCGCGCGTGCTGGACTGAACCGCCGCCGCATAAACCGGCTAATAAACGCGCGTTCTGTGATTTCGCGGCCGGCGGTGCTGAAAATGTCATCGCGGTGGCCGATGGCAACAAAGTCTATATCGGCGCAGCCTGGCGTGAGACCGATACGGTCCAGGCGGCGCGAGCGTTCCGGCGCGAATTTGAGCGTCTGGGCTTGGATCAGGGCCAGGTCTATGGCGACGACGGCGGCCTGGGCACCGTGATGATCGACCAGATTGCCGAGCTCGGGTTCCAGGTTATCCGGGTCCGGAATGAATCGGAGGCTAGCGATCCGGAACATTTTGCTAACTTGGGCAGCGAGATGTGGTACAGCGCTGCGCGCTTGATCGAGAAGCGCGAGGTGATTCTCCCGGACGATAAGACGTTCTTTGATCAAGCCACGGCGCGTCGGCGCGATTACGACGGCAAAGGCAGGCTGATAGCTGAGCCGAAGAAGAAGATGGCCGCCCGCGGCGTAGAATCGCCGGACCGGGCGGATGCCGTTTTCGGTGCGCTGTACAATCCCTACCAGGGCGCGGTCACGGCCGAACAGCTGAGCGGCATTTATCTGCCGAGCGGTGGCTTTGAACATCACGGCTTGGATTTTACCGAGCGCGAACCAGGGGAGGGCTTTTTCGGATGATGAACTAGCTCGCTTTCTGTTACGACTTAGTGCCAAGATGAGCTCATGAAGAAACCAAAAGTCCATCCGGTCGCTGAGCTTTTTCCGATGATGTCGGATGAAGAGCTTGATGATTTGGCTGAAGACATCAAGGCGAATGGTCTCTTGCATCCGATCGTGCTCGATGAGAGCGGAATGCTGATCGATGGGCGGAACCGTTTTGAGGCGTGCCGCCGTGCAGGACTCGAGCCGGAATGCGAAACACTTAATGGGCAAGATCCCGTCGCGTTCATCATGTCGTCTAATGACAAGCGGCGACACATGAAGCTCGGTCAGCGTGCGATGGTAGCGGCGCGGATATGCCTAATAAAAAATATTAGTCAGCCAAAGGCAGCTAAAGTAGCCGGTGTTTCGCAAGGCTACGTTGGCCACGCCGCAATTGTTTTGCAGTATTGCCCTGATTTGGCTGAATCTGTATCACGCGGAGATATTGCTCTTAATGAAGCATACGAAAAGGCGCTTACACTAAAGAGGGAAGCCGAATCCGACGAAGGCAAGATGCGCCGCTTGCGCAAACAGGCGCCTGATTTAGCCGATCAAGTTACCGATGAAAAACTGACGTTGGCTGAAGCGATCGGTGCGCTTGAAGCTCGACAGTACGAAGAAGTTCAGCGCAAGGAGAACCTCAATCAGCAACGCAAGCTCTCGACGGGTTTTCTCTGTGACACGATCAATCATTTCTATTCATTCACATTAAGTCCTGAGGAGAAAGCTGATCGATTTTTAGAGTTGTTTAATGAAAAGTATGCGACTGAAGAAATCACTTCGGAGCGACTTCAAAACTGTGCCGATGTTCTCAAAATCCTAACGAGGAAATGGGATAAGATTTATGGCCGATCCAAAGAACAAAACAGTCAAACTAACGCTTAGTCAGGTTGCTGAGCAGGAAGTTAAAAAGATAGTTGGTATCGATGGTGCCAAAACCAGAGGCATTTATACCCTGGAGCAAAATGCGAAGCTAATCCAAAAGCGTATTGAGGGTGATCTTACCCTTCTTGGTTTTGATATTTCATCCACAGCAAATCAGGTGGCTGGCGCTTTTGCTGAGTCCCGCCGTCCTGATTTTCATAAAATCGAAACAAGAAGGAAAAAGGATCAGCAAACTGCGTTCCAATTTTATTGGTACCAAGAGGACCGAATTATTCCGGTCGATGAAAAAGGAACACAGGTTTTCTTAGGATGGGCAACTATGGAACACTGGGAAGCTTATGCGGCAATCAGAAACAAGAAGCTGATGCAATTTGAAGCGTCTGAATCTGGTTTCAAACAGGCAGATGCCTACATCAGAGCAAACATGGATGGTCATCTGCACTTACGCGATTTGATCAAAGAAAAAGGATTGTGAGCTTTGTAGCCTATATCGAGCTAGCCGAAGACCGAACCTTTGTTCCCCCGGGGTTTCTATGATGAACTGGCGCGAACGTTACCAAGTTGATGACGTGAATGCGTGGCTCTTTTTTGGGCTGCTGTTACTAGCGGTCGTGAGCGCAGCGCTACTGCTTTGGGTTGACTAAATGAACGAACCTGACCTTGACTTTATTCGCCGGATTCTTTCGGTAGCCGAGTGCGGTAAACCGGACTTTCCGTTTAGTGAGGTCTATATTTATGCCGATGATAACCGGTTCTCCCCTGCTCGGCGCCAGATCACGCTTTCAATCGGATTCACCGAAGGCGGTGGTAACCTAAAAAAAGTGCTCGAGCGCTATATTGCGCAAGGCGGCGCATTGGCGAAGGATCTGGAGGCGTTTATGCCTGGCATGGGCGACAAAGCACGTGGTTCCTTGGCCGGTAATCAGGCGTTTATTACTCTGCTTAAGGTCGCCGGCAAAGAGCAAATCATGCAGCAGGTGCAACGTGAAGAGTTTGACCGAATGTACCTGCAGCCGGCAATTCGCTGGGGCGAGACCTACGAGTTCACCTTAAACCTATCGTTCCTGACAATCGCCGATTCCTATCTGCATTCGGGGTCGATGCTGCCGTTCTTGATGGCGAAGTTCCCGGAAAAAAAGCCGGTCGACGGCGGCGACGAAAAGAAATGGATCAGCGATTATCTGGATGCGCGAAAGAGCTGGCTCGCTAATCACTCGAACGAGATTTTAAACGGCACGGTGTACCGGGCCAATTGTTACCTGATCGAGGCGAGCAAAGGCAACTGGGATTTGCAAACCGCCGTGGTGATGCACGGAATAAATGTGGGGCGCGCCGTATGATGCTGGCGCTCATCCAATGGTTGGTCTTAGTGATTGTGGTATGCCTGCTGTACTGGGTGGTGAGCCAGTTCGCGCCGGCACCGATCCTGAAAGTGGTGCTGGTGGTCTGCGTGGTGATTGTCGTATTGAGCTTAATCTTTTTATTTTTGCCGTTGGCCGGTGTTCACTTAGGAGGGGTAAGATGAAGAAGATCATCTTCGCATTTCTACTTTGGTCGGTCGGCGCGGCGGCCGTGCTGGCGTCGCCGTTCCTGGTCTGCGATCCGTATCCGGCCGGCTTGGATCAGAATACGAGTCCGGTTTCGTTTATCTTGAAAGGACTATCGGCTAACCCGATTTCGACTCCGGTTCAGACTAATCAGGATGGCACAATCCAGCTTCATTATGATCTTTCAACGTTAGGTAACGGTACTTACACGGTTATCGCGGACGCCGTGAATGTGTTTGGAGGAGTCAGTCCCGATAGCGCCCCCTTTCGTTTTCACAAAAGGGGTTCCGGCCCCGCCAAACAACTTACGAATCGTACCGTGACCGTTGGCAGTTTCGTTTTTAGCGAATCAAACTAAATGGCCGCTAACCCCGACGTCGTCGATACTACTAAGCCCGAAGCGATCGTTCCGGACACGGCGACTACGGCCGTGACCGAGCCGTTGATCCAGGTCGAGGTCCAGGATCGGCTGCTGCGCGAGCTCAAGCGGCGATTGTTTCCGAACGATGTCGAGGGGATTCTTTATTCGGCGATTGTCGGCGATCTCTATTGGCAGGATCAGCTCTGGAGTCTCATGGTTGATACCTGGCCGCGGCTCCAGACCAACTTAGGCAAACTCAAGCAGTCGGTCTCGAGCATGGAGTTTGCGGTAACGCCTTACGCTGAGGCTGATGATGAGCCGACCCCGAGTGCGCTCGAGAAAGCCGATTTCGTTAAGACGGCGCTCTTTGGTATGCACGGTGATGTCGCGTTGCAGCAGCACGATTTTAAAGAAACCCTGGAAGACATCGTGGACTCGATCGTTGCCGGGTTTACCGTGATGGAGGTGTACTGGGAAAATCGGGATGGCGGGATCATGCCGGAATGTACCCGGTGGTTGCCGGCGCGTTATTACCGGTATCCGTACGTACTGGACGACGTTGATCGGCTGATGCTGAACCCGAGCGGCATGCTGGGCGGCACCCAGTTGGTGGATTTTCCGCCGTACAAGTTCCTGGTGTGCATCAAGCAGAGCCACGCCAATCACCCGGTGTTTACGGCCCCAATGCGGACCCTTACCGCCTGGTGGATCGCCAGCCGGTTCGGCCTCGAGTGGATGATGACGTACGCGCAACTCTTCGGGATCCCGAACCGGATAGCGTACTACCAGCCGGGTGACGACGTCGTGTACCAGAAACTGGTCCAGATGATGCGCCAGAGCGCCGCGGCGACCTGGGGCGTTTACCCGAAAGGCACCGAGATCCATATCGATGCCGCAGCCGGGAACGCGAGTGGTCACCTGCCGCAGGAACGGCTGATCGATGAGGCCGATAAGGTCTGCGATATCATGTTGCTGGGCCAAACGTTGACGACCGAGGTACGGGAGAGCGGTGGCAACCGCGCGCTCGGGACAGTGCACCGCAAGGTAATGGACGAGGTGATGGAAGCGGCCGCCAAATACGCGGCCAAGATCATCACGACCCAGATTATTCCGGGGATTGTCATTTACAATTTTGGCGAGGCAACCGAATTGCCGACTTTAGCGCCGGTCGTCAATTCGCCGATCGATCTGTTCAATTTGGCGCAGGCTTACAACATCCTGTTTAACCAGATGAAGATCCCGGTCCTGAACAAGGAGCTCTATGCCCGGATCGAGTTTACGCCACCGGAGGACGACGACGATGTTTACCAGCCACCCGCGGCACCGCAACCGCCTGCTATTCCGTTTGGAACCCCGCATCCACAACCGGTCGGAACCCGACCAGAGCCGGCTGGAGCGCCCTTCGACAAAGCTCAGGGCAGGCCTAACGGCAGCAAGGAACCAGGAGCTAAGCCTAATATCGTGGAGCGGGTGGGCGCTGCTGGGCTTGGTGATCGTGACTGTTGTGACCCAGATTTTAATGATGCTGGCGAAGGCGCGGATGGAATCGCTGTTCCGGCTCGCAAGGTGAGTTTTGCGCTTGATTACGGCGAGGAACCGGAACCGGGTGAGGTCTTAAGGTTCTTGGAAACGGTTGAGGCGCGGCGCGAACCCGGAACGACAACCGTGCTCGAGCCAAAGCAGCTTGATCGGTCGCCAGCCGAAGCAGCCGTGTCGCATGATACCGCTCAATATTTCCGGGAGAACGCGGCGACGATCAAAGGGGTTAAATGGAAATCGGTGATGGACGACCGGACAACGCCCGAATGCGTGGCGCTCAACGGTAAGCGATGGACTTATCCAGGGCTAAAACCGATCGGGCACGATTTGGAGTTTCCTGATTTTCCGCCGATCAAATACAACTGCCGCTCGAGCGTGATGCCGGTCTTGAAGACGTGGCCACAGATCCAGCAATGGTTGAAAGGAATCTTTAAGCGATGAATCCGACAGTCACATATGATCCTCTTCGTTGTGAAACGCACATTGGAGATTGCGTAATCTCCGATCAGATGCTCGAAGAGATGGGGCTCAGTGTTGAAGACCTTTTAGAGCAAGTTGATTTCACTAAGCGATCAAAAGCGCTGCGAACTGATTTAAAGATTCCAGACCTATGATGACGCGCGCCGAAAAGCTTTTCAATATTCGGGCCCAGGTCGCCAAGGCCGTGAGCGACATTGACCACGGCGACACCTACGGCGCTTGCTTAGCTTTAGGCGATGCGCTCTCGGCGGTGCTCGAATTTTTGGAGGAGGAGATGCCCGAGAAGGTGTTGCCGGCGCTCCATGCTGAATCAACCAGACCAAAGGTTAAGAAATGAAAATTATTCAGGCGATCGAGAAACGCGAGGACGTGAGCCCTAGCGAAGGCAAATCGAAGTACGGCGACGTGAAGTACGCCGACGAGAAAAACAAGAAGTACCCGATCGATTCAGAGGCTCATGTGCGGGCGGCTTGGTCCTATATCAATATGCCGAAGAACGCCGGTAAATATTCGAGCGAAGACGTCAAGACGATCAAAGGCCGGATCAAGGCAGCTGGCAAAAAATACGGCATCGATTTCTCGGATAACGGCGACAAGGCTGAGAGCTCGATTGTCAGTGCAGCCTCGATCGATCTGGAAGGCGAGACGCCGGCTGAGATCATTTATTTTCCGAAAGGCGATTGGCGGATTCGGCCGGTAGTGAACGGCAAAGCCAAAGAGGTGTCGGTCAAGGTCGACCAAAGCGTAGCGAGCGTGCTGCAGGCCGATCTGAATCGCCGGCTTAAAGATACCGTGCGGCCCTACGCCGCGTTCGATCATAAGCCCGGCGCGGCCAGCTTTTTGCCGAAACAGTTTAAATGGGACGATTCCAAAGGTGTCGTGCTCGAGGTCGACTGGACGCAGGCCGGCAAGGACGCCGTAACCGGCCGGAACTATTCGTACTTTAGCCCGACGTTCCTACTCAGTGACAAGGGTCAAGTTGCCGGGCTACCGGATACCGGCGAAATCGGCAGCCTAACGAACAACCCAGCTTTTCGAGAAATACAAAAAATCGCAGCGTCGGCGGATGACGACGAAGGAGAACAAAGCAAAATGGTAAAATTGGCAGATAAACTGGTTGAGCTTGAGGTGATCACCGCCGAACAAGCGGCGGACGCGGATGAGGAGTTGCTCGTGCGCGCGGTCACCGGGTTGCATGAGGCGTTGGCGACCGTGCAAGCGGCTAACGCGCGGCTGATCAGCGAGAACACGGCATTAGCGGCTAAGGCGATCGAGGTGCAGAAGGCCGAGGCGAACAGTATTGTCGAGGCGGCAATTGCCCAGGGCAAGATCGGCGCCAAAGACAAGACGTCGATCGAGTTCTGGACCGGACAACTGGTGAGCTCACCGGAAACGGCCAAGAAGGTGATTGCATCGTTGCCGGCTAATCCGGTTTTGCAAAAGGTGATCGACGTAAAGGTGAGCGATACCAAGAAGGTTGCTCAAGGTCAGAGCGCCGCGGACCTGGTGCAGGCCCAACACTTGGCGGTTGCTGAGATCCGGGCGGCTAACCCGAATCTTTCCTATACGGACGCGTTCAATAAAGCCCGTCGAGACAAGCCGGACATCTTTCTGGCCGAAGTTTAGGAAATATGAACTGCAAAGGCCAGAACAGTTGCTGGGGTTCAACAGCGGACGTGAACCAGAGCGGACAGTGAGCGCCTTTGCAGATCGGAGAAAACAGATAACACAAGAAAAATTGAAAGGTAAATAAAATGAGTACAGTTGGAACGCTCGTCCGCGATCCGGGGATTGTTTGGCTACCGATTGCTTCGGCGGCCGTGACGATTCTCCGCGGCCAATTGGTTACGGTGGATG